TTGTCATATCTTCCTCCATAATCGGATTGTACCATAAAAAAGGGCCGCCTCAAAGGACGGCCCAAACCACCATGTCAACTCAACTTAAATCTCGCAGACACCCGCTACGCAGGCCAACATTTGCGCTCCCTCGACGTTATCTGTCACCTCTTTAAACTCTTCCCAGTTAATGGCAGGCATTTTAGATTTTAACTCATCATACGCTTCTTTTGAAATTTCTTCATAAGGCGCCTGCCTATATGTCCCGCCGTCATACGGTAGGTATGAAACTCCGCTAATTTCCCCAAAATGATCCCACGTCCATGCCCCCACACTTGGCCAATCTTTCTCCTCAACGGAAATTGTAACAGACGGCTTATGTTCGCACCAATGTTGCTGATAGGTGAGCCATAAAGATAGATGTTCAATAGGTGTGACATCTCCTCTTGTAAGGCCATCGGGTGCTCGTTGGGGGAAAGAGAAGACCACAGTCTGTTCAGGTTTGTAGACACAGTCCTCGGCAGGTACTCCGGCCTCTCTAAGAAACTGGCTAAGAGGGTCTTTCTTATCGCCTCGTACTCTTCGGATGTAATATTTGGAGTGCCTTGGATGAATTCCAGAAGCGGCGTCAGTGAGTTGGGAGACCGTCCCACTTGGCTTGACACATGTGATAGCACAGCTTGTAGGTATTCCGAGGATGGATGCCCATTCTTTATTAACAGCGCGAGCAGTTTCTCGCAAGGTGTCGAGTAGTTCATTTAGTTCTTCTCCTTGCGTGCAAAGCATCTTGTTGTCGTAGATACCAGTGATTGAGACGCCGAGTAGCCTCTCCTCCTCTGTATTTCGTTGCCACACCTTACGCAGATACGGGAACTTAGTGAATGTAGACTGAATAGTGCCCAGGATGGTAGCAAGGCGTACCTTCTCAAGTAGAGTCTCTTTAGTATCATCATGTCGTGCTACCACCTCAGTAAGATTACAAAATTGGTAGGGACGAAGAACAATCTCAGAACATGGATTCGTACCGAATTCGTAGTTTGGATCACGTACACCGTACTTTTCCACAGTCTTACGGGCCGCCTCGCGATTAAAAATTCCCCTCTCCCCAGAGTGTGAATTATATAAGGAAAGCCATTCCTCCATAAATTTCCCCACTGTAGGCGTCTCATTATAAACCGCCGAGTTATTAGCCAACGCGCGATGGGGCGCGGTATCCCACCAAGGTCCAGATTTAGCATGACGCACCCTTTCATCGTCCAGGTCTGACAGACTGATCATTGCAGACCTGCGGACACCGCCGACCACAACAACCTCACCAACTTTACACATCAAGTCATGGCACTCCAAGGAGTTTAACTTACGACCCTTCGCGCCCTTAAATAACTTAACGGTAAACTCAAACAAATCAACCAAAGGACCCGGCCCGGATGCACGGCCACCAAACGTCTTTAAACGCGCCCCTGCAGGCCTAATAGAGCTCACATCCCACTTGGGTATCTCCCCCGCGTACAAGTGCGCTATGATCAATCTAAGGGCCTTGGCCCACCCCTCTTTGGAGTCATGGACCTTGATAACGCCGTCGTAGTCAAACATCTGCTCAGGCACTTCGGGTAACTGGTTTATATTCTTGGACTCTACGCTGAAACCGACGCCGGTCCCGCACAGCAGAATAAACATCGCCTCATCAAACGCCTTAGGGTCATCAATTGGCAGGTAGCTACAATTGTAGACGCATGTATTGTCGCGGTCCGCGCTCTTACCTGCCGTCATCATCGCACGCATGGACGGCATAACTTTATGGTCCCGGATCGCTGTCCTTATCTCTTCCTTTAGCTTGCTGTTGTTTTCTAGCTTTGGTGTTCTGCTGAATATGTATTCCACAAATCTGTCTGTCGTCTCGGGCCAGGTCTCACGACGGTTCTTATCGTCGATAAAACGTGCGTAACGACTGGCGGCTATATATTCTCTGTATTGGTCCATCTTATTCTCTTTTATAGTTAATGATAGAGGGCAAAAAAGGGGCCGAGGCCCCCTTTCCTTCCTTCGCTTTTTGTTAGACTGCGAAATCCTCTGCGGCGCTAGATCCACCGCTTAACTTCTCGCCATCTTCCAATTTTTGCACGTTGTTCAATCCACATGCAATTCCCTTCCCACCCTTGGTGTCGTATGGATAGAACGTCAAAGACGCACGGCCATAGCAACCACTGTAGAACTCCTCTGGGTCAATGATCGCGTTCATGTCCGCGTCAACAACACCAGGCTTGCGGTCTGAGTTGGCATTAATGAAGTACATACCCTGGTACTCCGCGCCTTCTCTTTCCTCATCACCATCACGCAAACCGCCCTTAAGACCCTTGATGGATCCTCCAAACATTGCCTTGTTGGCCTCCTTGCAGTCCTCAATCGCTTTGTTGATCTTTGCTACAGTATCCTTATCAGACTTAGGGATCAAGAGCGCGGTAGAGTACTTAAGGGCACCACCGTCTTCTTTAGCCTTTGGCTGAAATACTTGAACATAAGAAAAACGAACTTTGCCTGTTACGGCTTTGGTTTTGATAGTTGCGGCCAATTTAATTTCCTTTTTAGCGTTAGATCTGGACTTGAATAGGGGGCCAGATCGACAACCCCGTAACCGAATTGTATCACGTTAATCGTCGTACAGTATCCTGTGTTTCGATAACGCGACACGTATCGCCAGTGACTTCACAAAGTTACCGTAGTGCTCCGAGTTTGCCATTATTTGGGGGTGATCGGCTACAGTAAACAGGACATCGTTAATGGCATCACGCAATCGTTCTAATGCCTTACGATTCTCCCATTGTACCATGCACTCTGTCTCTTTGCAATACCTATCAATCATTATTTCAGGAATTGTTACCTGAACACCAAAGAAATTAATAATCATGCGAAGTCTTCCGCCGTAGTATCCTTAACCCTTACCAGTTTTGGTGAGCCGGGGGGTCTTGATATTAGATCTCCTAGTATCGTTGCTACGTGTCCCTTAGGCGCAAGTTTCTCAAGTGATGCAACAGACTTTAGTTTTGGCTCCTCATAAAGCTTGCTCTTTGGTAGTCCCATCTCAACAAGTCGAATCTCGGCCAACTTGGCGTCTGTTATCTTGCGGTGCGTGACTGTTGTGCCAAGCGTAAAACCTGGAGGGGTTATATTCTCAGCAACTGCCCGGTTGAGCGCAAACTCTTCAACGTCGTTGACCCAGGTCTTTAAACTACCTGCACGCTCAAGCACCAAAGATACCTCATCAGCGGTTAGCAGTGGTGGCTCCCTAAAGTCAAGCTTTGCCAGTTCGTTGTTAAAGTCAGAGCGTGCACGGCACTGGGCCTTTGCCCTACAGAACTGACAGTGATCGCCTGGAATAAACTCACCGGATCCGCTCCATGCTTTTTTGGCCTTTGGCTTGACGTAGTACTGTGCCCAGTCTAATAACTTCTCAATCGTTGTGTGATCTGTTGTGATTGAATCCAGGCGCGGTTGAACGATGGTGTACTCAACCTCTGTAACGTCTGGAAACTCTTCCTTGAACTTACAATACGCTCCAAGTGCATATAGCCTTAGTTGACTGTTGTCCTTTGCCGATACTGGAATACCTTTACCAAACTTCAAGTCCATTACGCGGATCTTGTGTTTGGATAGTATCACCACATCCGCTGTGCCGAACCCCTCGGGGATGTAGTCGCTGAAATCGACGCGCTGTTCAAATAGTGGTGTATCTCCTTCGCCGATCTGAGAGCGGACATAAAGCACGTAGTTATTGACGTAATCATGGAACTCTTTGTTGTAGTATTCTGTTGATTTAACTTCTTGGATAATTTTGTCATATTCTGCTTTCTTTATATGACCAAACAACAAGCTTAATTCGGCATCTGCCAGGGTATGTGCTGTTGTGCCCTCTTCACTAAAACTGAACGAGCCAGTCTGTCTTTTCTGTTCTGGGAGTGTGGCCTCTAATCTGGCAGATGGTGTGCATGCCATCCATCTATCTGATCCGGATGCTGAGAGTAGCGCGTGAGCGGTCATGTTAGTCTTTCTATTCTTGTTAAGGTACTATAATAATGCAAAAAGGACCCGTAGGTCCTTTCGTTTTGTGCAAATATATTTTTTATTTTTTAAGGTAGTTTTGGGCGGAGTTTAAAAGATCTATTGAATCTTTAAAAAGCCCCAATCCTGTATTGCAGTAATGGCAAAGAATTCCTCTCACTTTTCCTGTTTTATGATCGTGATCTACATGAACCAATTTACCAAATAAAAGATCTGTTTGACATATATCACAT